TATGCGGTGAAAGAGAACCTGCGCGATGCCAGACCCAGCCGGAATGTGCAGGCGCTCACGCCCGTGGTACACCAATTCAAGGGTCAAGAAGCCAGCCCAGCCTGCCTCGATGACCGTATTGAACACGCTCAAGCCACGCCGCGCCCATGTGCTTTTGTCATGAACAACGCCGCACAGGTGCTTGGGCATCTGGAACTCTTCCATCGCGCTAGCCAGCGTGAAGTTACCAGCCGACCAGATGCCATCTACCTCAACGCCCGCCATCGTAAAAACGATGTCTTGCTTGAGGCGGATGTCGTACCCGCATTCTGAAAGGCCGTGGCTGGTGACTGGACCATGCACCTTGTGGTCCAGCATGTCTTTGATAGGTGCGTCGTCCAGAATGATTATGCCGTTGACGATCATCGCCCCAGCACCTCCCGCGCCATTTTGTAGATGGCCTCAACCTCTGGGATGAGGTTGGGGTTTCCTTTGGTGGCAATGGCAAGCAAGACATTCTCATACGCCTCATGCTCCACTGACAGGACGCGAAGGTTCTTTATCTGGTCATCCAAAATGGCATTCATCATGTTAATCGTGCGGTCACGCTTGGCAAGGATGTCGCGCAGTTCGCGTTTCCCGCTCCACTTTGACCAGATGAACGGGCTGTATGTAAAGAATCCCGTGCGATGCTTGCGTTTCAACCAGTTGATCATTTCTCCATCGCATCCCGTGCGATCCTTGCCATGCGCTTGACAGTGGCATTGCTTGTTGGACGTTCCTCGGCGATAATATCATCAAGCGCATCAACCAATCCGCCGATTTCAATATCGTATTGCGCCATCTGGTCCAGTTGGCTGGCAATCTGGTCTTCCAGTTCAGCAATGCGTTTCCACGGGTTTAAGATCATTGCAGGCCTACCTCTGTTTCCTCAATGTCGCCCCAAGGCCCATCCTCGGCGCTGTCAAACAGATCATTCATCATTTCGTGCAGGCGAGAAGCCGCGTCAGGGTTTTCAAAGTAAATGATCACGCCGCCCTTTGAGTCAATACGGTTGATCATAGCCGTGGAATCGGTGCCAGTCATAAAGTCTGGTTCACTTTCCACCGATGCCTTGTCTACGAAGCCGATGAACGGCGTTGGTACATTTCCCATCATGGCCATGCCAATGGTCAGGATTGTCTTTGGGTTGCCATACACAACCTTCATGCAGGCACCATGCCGTTGGAGATGCCCCGTATCATGTTATCAATCTCCTCGTTGAACCCCTGCCGCAGCGTGTCCAAGGCATCAATGCGGCTGCCCTCTTGAACGCAGCCCATCCAGAAGGCAATGGCGGCGCGGGTCGCCCCGACCACCACCTCTGGCGGGCTGATCTGGTCCTCGTTGACCATCCCGCCAAGGATATCAGCGACAGCCCCAGCCACGTCTTTAATGTTATCGGTCATTGATCTGCTCCATTGCTGCGAAGGCCGCATCCTTCTCGGTATCGGCTTTGATGATAAGGTCAAACTCTTCCTCGGTGTCGCGGTCAATGACGTGAACGCACCACCTGCCTTCGCTGAACGGCTCGACGGTTGCATTAAGCTTCTTTTGCATCAAGACCCTCCATCATTATGTCGCAGGATTCTTCTACGCATCTAACCAACGCATCCTTCAAAACCTGCCAATCAATATCGTTCTTTTTCAGCGCAAACCCGTATATCACATAAACGTTGGCCAACGCATTTATAACATAGTTGTTTTCAATGCCATGTTTGTCAGCGTACACCGCAGCGGCCTCCGATATAGCCGACACCATTTCCTGTATCTTATCCATTGCCTATCCCTCCATCAGGCGTTGTAAAGTGGCGCGTCTCCGTTATTGCCGTGGAAGACTTTGCTGTCTTCAATCTCGGCCATACGTTCCGGCGCCCTTGTGAGCATACCAACATCTCTTAAATGCTTCAAGCCCATGCTGACAGTGTCAACAAGATCATCATGCGCTCCACGCGGGAACGATGATGTTTGCCTGATAACCATCTCGGCCCAGTCCTTGTCTGGCGCGTACACCATGCCTTCAGAAAAGATGTGCTGGATGCTATACAACCGCGCTACCTTGTCTAGTGTCTTGGGGTCGTACATCTGCACCCCGAACCTTGCGCTATTGAACACCCGGCGAAGCTCTTGCGCCACACTGTGGCCAGCCGCCTTGTTTTCAATAAGCAGAGTGTCCACCTTCATGCGGGCGCAGATTTCCTCCACCTTGACCACCAGATCGCCGATCTCTAAACGGTCCTGCCATGCGTACATCAGCATGACCTTGGCGGTAGCCCCCAGCGCCTCGGATTGGCTTGCGCTGGCGCTCTCAATGGTCTTGCCGTACCGATCTACCATGCGGGTGGACTCTTGTTCCCCAGAGGCGCTAAACACGCCCCAGATCGTCAGGGCCGATGGGTCATTCTCAGCCTTGGTCGTGTAGGCGGTATCAAGTGCGGCAACGATGTACTCAATCGGCGGATATTCAGGTCGGTCCCACAGCCGCCACCATGCGTCTTTGACAATGCCACCGCCACGGGGTTCGGGCGACTGCGCGTACTGGCCTGCGGTCGCGTATGGCCCCATTGCCGCCTCGTCGCGATCTACCACATGTTCAGGGAAGCGGTCAGGGAATAGCAACTCGCCATCGATCTCGCGCGGGTCAGCGTAGCCAAGCCGGGTCACGCAAGCGCGGCTGGGGTCAAACCGCATGGGCAGCATGATGTGATCGTAGCCCATTTCGTTTTCCAAGATCACGCCAGACACATCGCGCTCATGCAGTCGCTGCATGATGGTGATGATCGCCGATTCATCGGGATTGTTCAGGCGGGATGTGATAGCCTCGCGGTACAACGTTACCACACCCTCGCGCTTGGCGTCGCTGTTTGCATCGTCCACGCTCAAGGGGTCGTCGATGACCAAAATGTCCCCGCGATGTCCAGTAATCCCGGTAAATGCGCAAGCCTGCCTAAATCCGCCCTGCTTGGTTTCAAATTTTGCCTTAGCGTTTTGGTCACCCTGAAGCTGCACCTCTGGCCAATGTTCTTGATACCACTCAGATTGAACTAGACGCCGCGTCCTCATACTGTCGCGGATTGCAAGATCAAGGCTGTGGGATGCTGCCACGATGCGCTTCCAAGGCTGCCCTTTCGGTCCCCAAAGGAATGCAGGGAAGAACACAGACACCAGCAGCGACTTGGACGTGCCGGGCGGGACGTTGACCAAAAGCCTATTGTAGTAGGTGCCATCGTCATTCTTGGCACCGTCTGCGATGGCTTCCAGATGGGCGCAGATGAAATCTAGGTGCCAATTTGGAATGTATTCGTTTGGCTCAATAGTGTGCCAAGCTGCCTTCACAAACGCCGCCAGCGACATTTCGCACTTGCGCTTTTCAATGGCCTTCAACGTGGCTGCCTTGTCAATTGGTCGGGGCAGCTTGATCACGCCCATAGCAACTCCACCAATCCATCATTGTTAAACACGCCGCAGCACAAACCCTTGCGGCCAGCGTCGAGGCAAACGCGGTTCTGGCCCTCAAAGATTCCCGGCGTGTGGCCATGCACCACCATCTTGCCGCGATACCCTATATCATAACCTTCGGGATAGCGATACCACTGGGTGTAAGCTTCTGGCTGATCCACTAGATCGTAGGCGGGATGCACCCCGGCGTGTACGTACACGCGCCGTTCGTCTTCGTGGATGCGGGGCAGGCTGCGGAACCAATCCATGTCAGCCTGCAATGCCTTGTGGTCCAGATCGCCCGACAGCGGGTGCTTATACGATAGGATCGTACTGGCCCCGCCATTTGACAGCCAGCATCGTGGATCTGGAAGCGATACCATGTCTTCGTGGTTTCCGCGCAAGCACACAGCGCCAGGGATCGACCGCACCAGTTCCACCACTTCTCGGCTTTGGCTGCCGCGATCCACATAGTCGCCCAAAAACACCAGACGTGCGCCTGCGGGTATCTGGGAAAGCAGCGATCGAAGCTCGGTCAGCCGCCCGTGGATGTCCGTGATTACATAGGTCTTAGGCACCGCCCAGCGCCTTTTCCAGCACGTCAAGCTCTTCAA